TTACACGGCGAGGTCGCCAAGCAGGTACTCATTGAGCTCGTCGATGATGTCGGCCTGGTCGGATGGGTACAAAGTGCCGTCCTTGTGAATCGGTAGGAATGGACGCTCCGGGATAGTCACCTTGCGGCCACGTCCAGCTTGGCCGCCAAACTGCTGGATGGCGGCATAAACCGGTGTGCTGGTCACTGTCAGCGTCATATCGCCGACCTGGATATAAAGCTGGCGCGACAAATCTCGGCTTTCACCGATCAGAGGCTTTTTGTTGGCCAGGGCCTGCTCACCGGCTGCATTCAGGCTGCCGTCCTTCTTTACCTTGCTCTTTTGCCCCGCCAGGTGGCCGCTGAAAAGTGCCAACGTGACAACACTGTTTGGCTTCCATGGGGTGCCGTCTGGGCCTTTGCTTGTCTCGAAGCGGCGTTTGGTCCGCTCGACAATGCCTTCACCGATCGCGGTCAGGCCTGCTCGGGGGTTATCGACCCGCTCCGCGAAAGCTGACAACTTGGCCTGCACCTCGGCGTCGTCAACTGTGATGGTGAAATCGGCCATGGTGTCACCTGTTCAAAAAGGACGATGGTTTCTATAATTGAGCCTGCGCTGCGCTGTATCGGCTCCCGCGTTGAATTCGCGGATCGTTTCGGACGTCTTGGTCGGGGGTGCAGAGCAACTCATTTTGGTGTCTTGATCACCATTGACAGCAAGGCCAGCGCCCGGTTTTTCTTGCCGGGCAGCACTTCAAACACAGCCCGGTAAGTCTCCCCACTGATCTTTTTGACCGCCACCACGGTGGCATTGCCGTTGCGGCTTTTGGCGCCTGCCTTGACCTGGTCAGCATCATTGAGCACAGACAGCACTTGTTCAAAGTCGGCGGGCATCGCGGCACGCTGACCTTTGCCGTCGTTGCCGTGGCTCACTTCAACGTGGCGCGGCGCATCACTTGGAATGGTGACAAAGTAGCCCTGCACTGGCGTTCCAGCAGCTGGTGAAACGGTGTCAACCGCGTCCACAAAACCCACAAACAAAGGCTCGGTCACACTCCGATCGGCCAGCACGCGGGCAGCAAACGATGCGGCCGCCTCGGTCGAGTTGACATAGCGGCCCACATCTGCCGCCAGCGCCTTGGAAATGGCTGGTGGGTAGGAGATCAGCTTGTCCTGGACCATCTGGCGCAGCGCCACATCGACGCTGGCACCTGGCGCGTAGCCGAAGCCTTTGCCAACGCCCACAGGGTCACCGGTTTGGGGGGCAATCGCATTCCAACCTGCAGGTAGCTCGCCCAGCCCAGCCCGGACGCTGGCTTCTCCCTCGCGCTTGGTCACACTGATGATGCGGCACTGGCAGCCAAAGCCATTTGGCGCCCAATGTGTCCGCCAGAACGGGTGCGTAGACAGCGCCGTGAACCCATGCCAGGCCAGATGCTGCTGACGAGGGTGTAAAACGCCATCGGCATGGATGTAGCGCCAATATGGGTGGAACCGCAGCACCTCAGGATCCGACATCTGGGCCCAGCGGCCAGCGCTGTAGCTGGTGGACATGTTGGTCTGGTAAATGATGCGCGTGCGCCAGGCCTCGCCCTCGGTCGAGCCCTCACCAGTCCAGCCGGTCCAGCCATGTTTTGCGACGATCGCCTTGAAATCCTTGCGGAATGCCTGCAGGCCTGCGCCGTCAACGGCGCGTTCCACCACCGCCTGGTGCAGATCCGCCAGCAAATCAGCCTTGGCAACCCCGGCCACGATGAAGGCGCGATCGTGCGCGCTGCGCATGATGTCGTCCCAGCGGTCGGTGGGCAGGCGCAGCTTGTTGCGCAGATAGTCAATCTGCGCCTGAAAAGGCGTGCCAAATCCAAATGCCTGATCAGCGACTGTGCTCATGACGTGGTTGACTTCCCGGCCACCGCTTTCTGGACCACATTTGAGGTGAGATACCCGGTCAGCAATGCAAAAACGATGTCACGCCAGATCATGACCGGAATGACAGAGAACACAAGCAACAGGGTCGCAATGACCAGGACGGTCATTGCCAGGATGAACTTGCGCGAGGCGAAAGGGGCCGTGTTTGTAATCATGAAATCCTCCCAAGCGCCCACATAATTTCTCTGATGTAAATGACGCCGTAGGCCATAGCAACGCAAACGACTATAAAAATTGCCGCCCTGATGAACTTGCGTGAGGCGAAAGGGTTTGTTGTGCTCATTTGGTGATGTCCTGAGTAAAAACATAGGGGTCCAGCTCCAGCGTGGAGACCACACCCGCTGAGTCGGTCATCTGGATGTCGAAGTAAACCGTCCCGACACGATTTGCCTGTTCAGCGGTGGGCGTGAAGTTCACCCGTCCGACTGCTGCATCAACAATTTGCCCCACCACCTGGTAAAGCCTTGTGGCGTCGCCCACTGGATTTCGCTTTTGATCCAGCGTCATGAGAAATGTGCACCCATCAATGTTGACCGGCTGGCCGGTTACCTTGTCAAACACCGTGCACTCGTCGGGTCGGGTATCACCCCTAAATCTGTGGATAGTGGTCATGGTGGTCCGATTGTTAAAAGCGAGAAGTCACCCTGCAGCCGATGCGGGGCCCCGAGGTCACCACCGACACCCGCTGACCACTGACTCGGGCACCCAGCCCGGGCCTTATGGAGACACCCAGTCGCATACCGGTGAAGTCTTGCCCCGCAGCATGCCCAAGGGTGACCCACGACGATGGAGCCGCTTTACCGGCGGCGGCGAGCAGAAGCTGCGTGGTCAGATGAGCAGCAGACAGCGTCTGGGCTGCTGACTCGCAGGCCAATAGTGACTGAGTTGATAGAGCAGATGCTGACGACGGTTGCGCTGCCACACTGCTGGACAACCTGATCACCGTCAGCAGATTCGCCGTTTGATTTGCAGCTGCACTGTTGGCCGACGCCAGCGCGATGGCTGTAGACAGATTCGCCGAGCTGACCGGCACTGCGTTGCCAGCGGCTGACCAGGCTTGGCCTGGGGTGTTCAATGTGGCCGTCGACGTCGGGTTGGCATTTGCCTGAGATGAAAGTGTGATCGCTGTGAACAGGGCCGCACTACTGGAAGGCGATGCACTGCCCGATGCCGACCAGGCTTGACCTAGTGCGCTCAAAGTCGCTGTTGATGTCGGTCTGGCGCTAGCTTGAGATGTCAGCTTGATGGAGGTTGTCAGCGCCGATACGCTTGAAGGAGATGCGGTAGACGTTGCAGCAAGGCACACTGATGTGCTCAATGCCGCTGTGTTGCCCGTTGTGGCCACTGAACTTGCCGCCAGGGAAATGGACGTCGACAAAGATGCAGAGCTACTGGGCCGGGCTGCTGCATCTGATGCCAGCGTCATCGCACCACCGCCGCCAACGGTCGTTACGTCCAGCCAATACGGCCCGCCAGGTATCTGCGCTTGCAGGGTACTGGTCCCGATAACATACGGCCCGCCTGGAATTTGGTACTGAGCCATATCAGATCAGGGTCAGTTTGGGGCAGACATAGACAGTGGTGTCCGCTCTGGCCAGCTTGATGATTGCACTCACAAAGCCCTTCTCTTTGGGCGTGAAGGTGAGAGTGACCTTCTGCTTGATCGGCGTGGTGATCCCTGTCGTGGTCCAGGCTGCAGCACTCGATGCCAACGCCACCCCGGAACTCAGAATTGACGGCTCGGTGGTCATTCGGACCCCGAGCGGCCTGCCAGACATTCCAAGGTAAACGCACTGCGCCCACAGATCAGAATCTTTTAGCGTGACACCGTTCGTCAATATTTCCAGGGTCAGCGTGACTGGGCTACCCACCACTTCATTCCAAACCACAATTTCAGGCGTCTGAACGCCCGCAAAGACCCTACGAGCATTTCCGCTGGACAGCATTCGCCAAGATAGGGGCGTGGATCCATCTGAAGCCCCGTCAGCGCGCACCACAGTGGTTTCACTGAATACCTGCCCACCGCGCTGGTGCGACCACAGCCTGTAGTTGGTATCAGCGCTGTCGCAGTTTTGCAGCCGCGAATATGCATAGGGATGCGATCCTGCCCACCCGAAGCTGGACAACGAGCCTGTCCAGCCATCTGGCATCTTGCAATTCTTGAGTAACAAGGTTCCTGCCGACTGGTTGTAAAACTCTGTCTGAATGTTCTGATCATTCTTCAGCGCCGACAGGTCGCAGGTGTCGATAACGCAGTTGCAGTTTGACCAGGTCACCAACAAGGTGTAGGCCACATTTCCGGGATTGATAAGGCCACCGCCGCGTATGAACGTTTGCGGTGCTTTTGCGTAGATCAGCGTTGGGAGAGCGGTCTCCGATCCGTAGTAGCAGTCCAGCAGCTCAATGAATTGCCCCTGAAAATTGAGCGTGCCACCTGAAGACAGGAACTTGCAGCGTCGGGCTTCTGCCAAGCTGCCAGAGTAGTTCCCAAAAGAAACACCGGCCGCCCCCTTGAACACGACGCCATGCACAAGTGAATAGTCTGCGTTGTAAGTGATTGACCCAGTCGCGATGATTTGAGCCGTGTCTGCCAGTGATGTTGGGGTGGCGGGGTCGCCGGTGTCATCGACACACAGCACCAATTTGATCGAAGAAAAGGCGGCTCCCGAAAGCGTATATGTGACGCTTCCGGTAATGCTCTCAACATGGTCCTTGCTGATGTAAATAGTGTCACCGGACGCATCGATGGCATCGGCGCCCGCGAGAGTTGCCTTTGCGGTGGCCCAGCTCAGGCCATCATTGCTGTCACTGCCGGTGGTGCTGCGAACAAAGATATTTGCCATTACGCCAAAATCTCCGCTGCGCGCCCGACACCGATCACTCCAAAAGACTCATAGAGCGTAACCAGGAAGATGGTACTGGGGTCACTTTTGCTGATGTAATCAGCCAGCACGTATTCACGCAGCCCGCGCTTGATCCTGATTTTTTGCTCTGCCGTCAGCGTGTCCAGACTCTCAAAAGTGTCATTGAACACCTGAGCTGCCGCCCACTCAGCATCCGTAAAGAGCCGCTCCCATTTGAGTTTGGTCAGAGGCAGCGAGGTGCCTGCCACCAGTGCGTCGGCAGCGCGCTGGGCCGAAATCTGCACAGTAAGCGCGGACGCACGGCCAGCCAGGACCAGAGCTACGTCCTGAGACCCCAGCCACTCAAACTCATAGGTTTTGCCTGTGTCATCGGTGTGCACTTCTTTGACATAGCGGCGCCCATCAGCCTGGGCTGGGCCTTCCGTGTAAGTGCTGTCGGTGATCATGGACACCTCAGCTATCCAGCGTAAACGACAACGTCGCAGCGGGGAAGCTCGGCGCAGGGTCCCCGGCGTTGATCGTCTTCACATCCGTCAGCGGGTGCACCATCAACATGTTGCCGCCGCTGACCGCATCAAAATGCGCCGTCGCCCAGACGTACGCTGTGGGCCCAGCTGGTGCGGTGCCGATGGTGATGACGCCGTTGTTTGATGTCCTGGGCACGCCAGTGCCGCTTGACACAGTGGTGGAACCAGCGCCTTGCGTGCCCGCCCAATTGGCAAGGGACGCCGGGGTGTTCGCCCGCGCATAGCCGCTGTAGCTGGCCTCGGTAGCCAGGCTACCTCGCACAGCAGCCGTTTGCTCCGTGAAAACAGCCGTGCCATCGGTGATGACCTCACCTTCTGCCCCGGGGTAGAGCGTGCCTTGGGCCGCTGCGGTGCTGCCCGGCGTAGTGCACTTGTAAAGGTGCGTCTTGCCGTCCGATGCCTTCACGCTGAACGTGTTGTTGAGTGCATACGTGGCGCTGTTGTTGCGCGGGCCATGGGTGCTGACCAATAGCCCAACGGACAAGCCTGCACCCGGTGGCGTGAACGCCTGGGAGCGGACAAACCAGTCCATCAATTTGTTTGCCAAATAAGAAGTGAAGAGCATGGTAGGCATCCTTTAAAAGCGGGTTAAAAAGCTGTTGTTGTCTGGGGAAGTGCGCATCAGGTGGTTCCTGTTGAAGGTGGGTTGTCCTGGTCGGCTTTGGCACTGTCCATGCCCTTGAGCTCGGCCAATGCCAGCGCAGCGGCCATCACCTTGACCATGGCGCGGTTGTCCAGGTCACCGTAGGCCTGCACCAGCTTGCGCTGCAGATCTGCGGTGCTGGTGGCGTTGTCCACCAGCTGCTGCAGCTGTTCGACCATGCTGTCGACCTCAGGTTTTGCGGCGCTGGCCAGCTGATCGACTTCGGCCTGCAGGGGGTCTGAGGATGTAACTGGTTCGGCAAACGCAACTGCAGGCTTGGCTTGTGGCGTACCCTCAGGCTGTAAATCACCGTCCTGGTAACCATAGGCACGCTGCCAATACTGGTTTGTGAAGCGGGCCCCAGCTTCATAGTTGCTCTTGTCACGGTCCGCCTGCAGGACATCCTGCTCGGCTTGATCCCAAAAGCTGAAAACCGGTGCTGCAACGTCTCCAAAATTGAGCTCACACACCCACTTGATCAACTGATTGATCGCCGTGGCAATGATGCGGGCATCAGCATCGCGCAGATCCTTGGTCACCTCCAGCCCGGCCGTCGCACTGGCCTTGTTCGCGCTGGCCTGTGTCGTCTGGTTCTGACCAAGCAGAGCAATGGCGATCTCGGCATTACATTCGGCCACCAACTGGGCATACAGGTCACCACTGGCACTTTTTCCTGCCAGCTCGATGAGCTCAACGCTGCCGTCATCAGGTATTACAGCCACACCGTTCTGAATCAGGTCCTCCAGGCTTTCGAGCAACTTGTCGCGCTCAGGGTCCGAGGAGTTGCGCGGCAGTTTTCCGATGCTGAACGCACTACCAAATTTCTCGACAAATGCCAGCCAGAATTTGAGCCCACCCTTCTTGAACTTCAGCGGCCAATAACACATGCTCAGTGATGCCAGCCCATAGGGATTCTGATAGGTCGGGCTCTGTCGCGGAAGCAGATACTTTTTGCCGGGATCTTCTTCGCCAAACATGGGGTGTTCACGCGACTTGAACCGAAGCATGTTCGACGAGTCGAAACAGAACCACTCTGGCGGCTTGGCGATCACATCACCTGGCACGATCAACCCGCCAGACTGTTCCCACACCACCTCCATCGGTTGGTAGCCGTACAACACACAGTCCTGCATCTGCTCAATGATCGTGCTCAGTGGCAGATCGTCCAGCACGGCCTGGACGCCCTTGGCTGCCCGGCTGCTGGCCTTGCCACGGTCCAGACCGTAGTCCAGGGCTTGGACACTGGATTTACGCCTGGCAATGCAGCTGCCAATCAGCCCATCGGTGGCCATGGCGCGGTAAGTCGATATGTCCTTGCCTTGTGCCTTGAGGATCGGGTCGGGATTGGGCAACAACAAGCCCATGCCGCTGTAGTCAAGACTTCGATTTCGGGTAGCCAGGTGAGAAGTAAGGATGTTTCGTGTTGCCATGTCAGAAGCCATTCATGTTGATGCTGCCGATGCGCTGGTCCGAGCGCCGCTTGCGCGACTTCGCCACCACAGGACCAAGATTGATTTCACGGCTGGCAAAGTAAGCCAGAGCGACAGCCACAGCGGCATCACCGTGGCGCTTGCCTTTGTCTTCACCGGTGCTGCGGGCGTCAGGAATGCGCGGCACGCCCTTGATCACCTGCACCGCCCGCAAGTCAGCCAAGGTGTCTGCGTCTTTGGGTAAATCGTCCAGCGTGCCATCTTCCAGTGCGGCCTTCACCGGCGGCATGTGCTCGCGGTACCAGCTCTCAGACAGCATCACCTGCTGGATCCGACTGGCGCCGTAGCGCTGCATGGCTACTTCAGCCAAAAACTGACCATTGCCACGCGCATCAAAGGCCCCGCCCATAAAGCGTGGCAGTCGGTCAAGCAAGTAAAACGCGATCTGTTCCTGCTGGCGAAAAGGCACATTGCGCAGCTCCACCGTGAACGGCACCCGACGCACCAGGTTCTGGTGCTGCAGCAGTGGCACGTGGACGGATAAGTCACCAGACCGCCCAAAGTCTTCACCATCAAAACTGATCACATCGGTGGGCAGCGCTTCCAGCAGAGGCAGCATGACCGCCTCCAGCCAATCACGACATTCGGCGTGGCGGATTTGATCTGCCAGCACCTCAAAACCCGGTTTGCACTCCCAGCGCAGCACCGGCGTGTTGGCTGACATGCGCAGCTCAATCAGCGCCCGGCTCAGCCAGGCACCGCCGCCATGCCTGGGGACACAGCCATATTCCTCATCAGCACACTCGACGTTTGGCGCGTTCTTGTACAAATCGTCGCGCCACTTCTTCTCGGCCTCTGGTGACCAGGTCTGGCCCGTCACATAGCAAATGCGCTTGTACAGACCGTCGGCAATGGCATCGTCCAGCGTGATGCGGTGCACGCTGTAATTCTTGCGCCCCTCACGAGCCTCCTGGATGTACTGGGCAAAGGGGTTGTCAACCCCGTTGTGCGTGCTGATCAGACGCACCTTGTTGCCCCACATAGTCAGAGCCAAAGCGGCCTTAAGCAACTCTTCCAGCTCCCCGTGGAATGCCGCCTCATCAATCACCACATCGCCCTGCAGACCCCGCAAATTTGACGGTCTGCTGGACAACGCCTGGATCTTGAACCCAGACTTCGGGAAGCGGATCATGTAGGTCAAGATTTCCTCGTTCTTGCCCTCATCCCAAAAGCTCTGCTCATACACATCGGCCTGGGCCAACTCGTTAAAAGCCTTAGCAAACAGCGCACAGGCGGCGATGTATTCCAGCGCCATTTCCTTCTTGCTGCCCACGTAAAATGTATTGCAGCCCTGGCGGCGGCGCGGTTTGGCTGCCTTGACCACATTGCGCCCAGCCTCGGCCCAGGTCAGGCCCGTGCGGCGCGATTTCTCCCCGAACATGATCTGGGACTCATCATCAAACCAGCGTTGCTGATAGGGCAAAAAGACAGGCTCATGCGCCGGAATGGCGTCAACCACATCTTGTGGCACCACAACCCCGGCCAGCGCCATCTCCTCGCCAAGATTGATCTTGCGCGGGGTGCCAATGGGCTTGAGCGGTGCGGGCGGTTTTGTGGCCATGGAGCTACTCCTTGCCCAGCAAAATGCGGCGAATGCGGGCTTCCATCTGCTCGCTCATACCGTCAGAGCCGCGCATTTCCTGAAGCTTGACTTCCTGTTGCTCCAGCAACTTGCGCCGTGCCTCGTCAGCCACACTGCGCCGCTCTTTCAGGTTCAGGCTGCGCGCCTCTTGAGCCACCTTGGCCGCACGGGCCAAGTCAAGCACATCGCTGATGTCCATCACCGTGCCGTTGCTGGTGGCTTCAATCGCCTGAAAAGCTCGCTTGTTTGCCAGCGTCGTCACGGCCTGGGCCAACAGGGCGCCGCTTTTGGCGTCAAAGTCCTCTCCAAGCTCTCCCACCAGGGCTTCTGCCGCTGCAGCCATTTCGCGCTCGTTTGCCACGATCTCACGCACACCCTGGCTGTATCTCTGCACCGCACTCACGCTGGGCAGCACGCCCGCCGCACACAGGTCCGGGAACTCCTTTTGTAGATCGGCAATAAGCTCCACCAGCGTCAGCCGGTTCTCGCGCAAGTGCTTCTGCACCCGGGCACGTACCTCGCTTGGCAGCTTATCGATGCTCGATTTGCGCCCCATGGATTAAGCCCTCGGCCGCGCAATACCGTCGACGCGTGCACGTCCTTCGGCCACGTCCTGGCCGCGCTCATCCAGCGTGGCAACCAGCACCGACCCGGCTTCTTCTACCGCCAGCAGGCCCTGCTCAGCCAGCCAACGCAGCTCGGTCTTGACCTGGTCGCGCGTCATGGTGTGACCCAGCTTTTCCATGAGTCCGACCAGCACCGAGCTGTTGGCTCGGTATGACGGCATCTCAGACAAGATGCGCAGCAGCACCAGGCGCTGGTCTTGTCGCAGGTGCTGAGAAAAGTCTTTGATAGTCATGGGGCAAATCTCACTTTGGCTGGATCAAAAAGTCTTCGATACGGTTCACGCTGTTGCGGATAGGAGCAATCTCAGCGCTGATCGCTTCGCGCAGGATCTGCGCCTCGCGCATGTAGTCGTCGCGGCGCAAGTAAGTTCGGGGTATTTCTGACTGGAACTTCAGGAAATCGCGCTCCAGATCCAAAGTGGTCTTCTGGGCGTTTTCGATGGTGGTTGAAAGAGTCTTGAATCGTGAGTCAAGCGACTTCTCGTACTGGAAAACAATGACCTTCACCAGTGCCCAAAAGGCAACTACAAGACCGCTCAGGACAAAAATCAAGTTGGCCAGGTTGAATTCAACAATCATGGTGCACCGTGCCAATCAATCAGTTTGTCGAGCCGGATTCGGCAGATTTCGTACTGGGCACCGGCGTCGATGGCCCAGTCTGCGATTTGGGTGTCTGTGGCGAACTCGTCGCCACTGCTGGCCTGGGTGCCCGCGTCGTCTGCAGAGGCGGCAGCGGGCCCATACGCTGCAGCAGTGCTGCCGGTGGTCGTGAGCTGGGTGCGCAGACCGGGGGCGCTGTTGAGCACCCGCAAAGCGCCGCCGCCAAGGCAAGCCCGGCCAGTTGTTTCGTTCTTAATGCCACGGTGGGCCTCCTGGGAGAGTTGATCAATTTGGGACTGAGAGGTCAGCAGTGCGGTGGTCAGGGCGTCGCCCCGGTCACGCTCGGCGCCCAGCTGAACGGTGGCGGCCTGCAGCTGGTCGTTCTGCTTTTTGATCCATGCGGCGTTGCGGTAGCGGTCGCCCAGGTAGAAGCTGCAGCTGGCCCACACCAGCAAAATCATTGGGATCCAGAACAGGGGGCGCATAAAGGACTTCATGGTTTTGACTCCCCAAGACACATGGCCCGCAGCTTCTGGCGGTCTTTCCAGACACCGGCGCAGGTGCGGTTTTCTGGGTGGCTGCAGCGGTCTTGCGGCTTGTTCACCGGCCCGGCGCGGTCGTAAAGCAAGATGGCATCACATGCCCCCCTGTAATCAAAAACCTGTAATCGGCGCACGATGGTGCTTGGGCCGGTGCGGTCGATGTTCTTGCACACCGCAGTCACGCCCGTGTTGTAGGCCAGGGCCACGTAGGCATCCCATTCATGCTGGAACATCGGGGCGCTGAAGCAGCGCTTGAGCGCCCGCTCGGCATCACTGGCATCAGTGCGCAGCCGGACCAACGCCCGCACAGGTGTGGTGGTGTCGCCCATCTTCACGCCTTCGGTCGACCCATACCCGATGGTGGCCACACGTGTGCCATGCACAGGGTCAGGGTAGGCGCGCTCGCTGTAGTCCTCGCGCTGGGCGATGTAAACCAGTCCTGTGGCTGACAGGACCAAGGCGGCAACGGCGGTGCGGGTGATTTCCATGCCGCCACTGTCGCGCGTGCGCGCGTCTATGTAATTGGAACCAGGGCACATTACGTGGCCAGCGCAGCCACTGAAACTGGACGCCTCCAATCACTTCGAGGCAACCATGACAGACCAAACTATTGAGGCCGAGATCCAAGCCAAGGGGCTGACCGCTCCCCGCGTCACGCCAGCGCAGATTGAGGATCTGGTGATGCACGTTGTCTTCGTCTACGCATCCCACGGAACCAGCACCTTTTGCCATGCCTTTCTGGACGGCAACTTCTACCTGGCAAGCGGTCACTCAGCTTGTGTTTCGGCGGAAAACTTCAATGCAGAGCTGGGGCAGAAGATCGCCCTGGAAAACGTGCAAAAGCCCATGCGTGACAAGTTGTGGGAGCTGGAGGGCTACGCGCTGCGCAGCAAGCTGATGCGCCGCTCACCGATTGATCGGGCAGTGAGCCGGTTTTTGGGGTGGAAGTTGCCTGACGACTTTTGCCCTGATTGCTTTGTTGGCTTCGACCCGTTCATGGCCAAGGAAAACAGATCCTGGCCCACTGGAACGAACCTGTTCTCGGCCGACCAGGTGCGGCAGATGCTTGAGTACGTTCTTGCTGACCAATAAAGCGAGGCTCCAACATGCGCAAAACATCAATCATCGGTCTCGGATCTGCAGCTGCCGCCATGGCCATGCTGGCCGCAAGCGTTGGTGGCGTCGTAATGGTGGGCGATGGAGGCACCAGCGCCACCTTTGCCAAAGCCAGGGCCAGCGATCCAGCTGCCCGAAACAAAGCGCCCACTCAGCCCAAAGCGGCCGCCCCTTGGAACAGTGGTACTTACTTTCGTGGGACCAAACGCCGCCGCGCTGGGTATGGCTGGACCAATGCCCACGCCCGCCGGGTGTACCGCAAGGCCCGAAACATCAAGCGGCATCGGGAATCTGCCAAGGGCTGAACATGACACGCGGGACCTATACCCCGTGGCAGCCAATGCATCAGGCCAATGGCGGACAGCGTGCGCCACCGGCTGCATGCATCTGTCGAGAATGTCTACCCGTCCTTGTCGGCAGACTCACTGGCTCGCTCAAAAAGGTTCATCAGAACCTCTCCGATCCTTGCCAAGGATGCAGCGGTGTAAGAAGCGGTGAAAACGATAACGAACGAAAAAAATTGAGGTACACCCGAAGCTTCATCCAATAAGAAGAACGCCAGCACGCAAACGCAAGTGAGAAAGAGGCAGCTATATATGGCTCTGTTTAAATACCTAAACAAGTCAGGAAGGTAGCCTTTCTTCCTCATCCAAAGGCCCGTTGGCGTACTGGAAAAAGGCAACAGGATTGAAATAGCAGTAGCCAAGAACCCAGCCGCGATAGCCCCTGCAGACAACAAGCCAGCCAACAACTCCTTTGCAAAAAAAATCTTAATTTGCCCATCAAGACACCACCAGGCGGTCGTTGAAAGAACCCCAAACAGCATGGGGCCCCATCTTTCAATCTGCAGCCTTGTGGGCATGGTCATCCTAAAGAGTGTTGCGCCACCCATGATAGGAGCGCTCAAGTAGTCCAAGCCTAGATTTGCGGGTATAGCGGTGTTCAACGACGTCGAGTTCATCTGCCGAGAATTTTCTCTTCACTTTGTGATGCAGCAAGTCAATCACTAAATCTTTTCCATCTGCCTCTGGACTCTCGCCGCTGACTTGAAGCTTGGTGACATCTTCCCCGTGTCGCAACATCCCGTCAATGAATTTTTTAATACGCACGTTTTCCAGAAAACTACCCCTCTTTCTGGATTCATTCGCCATCAACTGCAGGCTGATACGCTTTGGCTTTGCAACCCGGGTAGCTCTGGCAATATCCATGCCGCTGTCTGCATCAGCGTCTTGAAAAGCGTCCATCGTGGCGGTAACGTCTATCGAGCTAATACCCGTCATGCCTTTAAGCCTTTTCATTACAGCGGGATCAAGCTTTGGGTTGGCAGCATAGTTGAAATGCCTATCCGCGTTGCCTGGATCAAGGGCATTGCAATATGCCATCATCCGACTCGGACCAACACCTGCAACGTTATGCAACACGAGAAGCCATTTCTTGTGCGGAACATAGATGGCTGCGGTTTCTTCGCCAAAGTCCTCATCCATCGCCATTTGAATGGCTTTGATTGGAGAGCCACTTGCTAGTCGGCCAGGGCCAATATCGCGGCGTTTTACAAAGTCCAATTTGTATAGTCTTGTACCGTCAAACTCTCCTACCTCAATATGCTCTAAGCGAACGTCGTCACGCCAGCGTTTTTCAAGTGGGAGCAATTTGAACTCATCCAAGGTGTCGCTAAGCTTTTGTACTGTTGTACGTTCATCCCACTCGACGTCGAAAATGTTGACGGTTACCTGTTTTGCCATCTCACTCGCTCCCTAGTTAAGAAATCATCTTTGCAGCCTGCACTCCATCACATCCCGCTTGGTCTTTTGCCGGTGGGCTTGGATGGTGAGCCACTGCATGTTTTGAGGTGTGTCTGGGCCCCCGGCGCACAGGGGCACAACGTGATCCACTTCCCAGCCTGGGCACGATCCACGTGTGGCACCGGTCGCTGGGCATGGGTTGGACCGTTTGAAGTCGTTGACGGCTGTGGTAGATCGGGGGATGCGGGAAAAGGCTGGGGCGCTGGCCAGGGCCAGACAGAGCGCGAGTAGCTGTACGCTTGAGGGTGAGCGGAGGCGGGTTAGGTGACTCACGGCTCTTTTGCGGTTGGCGAGAGATCACCTTGAATCTTCTTATATCTGATCAAAAGTTCTTTTAAAACCTTCTTGGGATGGCGCATAGACCCATTTGCATCTTTTATCTTGGCGCTCCTTGTCATGCTGCTGTTTACCGATTTGTCGTCAACAAAGTACTCCTTGCGTTTTCGGCGAGGCAAGTCATCTAACAGCCATTGGAGTTCCGCAATGGCTTCTTCTACTTTCCCAGCAGCCAGCAGATATCGTGCGTATTTGCACCAAGTTTCAATCGGATAGGAAACAGGAGACGCCAGCATAGTCTGCTTGGCTTGAGAAAGGCATGCCAAGGCCGCTCCAATATCGCCTGCATCCTTTAATCGTGTGGACTCGCGCAACAGGTGTGCGGTGACCTCGTCATTCGAAAACATAGTGAACTCGCGCGGTAATTGGATTTATCTTCGACACCGAAGCACGACCTCGATGACATCAATTTCCGCTTGCGCTTGTGCCGCAACTCTGCCTTCGATCCGGCGTACTGTTTGAAGCCAGTACATAAGTGGTAGAGCCACCCCTCCAATCAATATCAAAAACAACCATGGCGATAGAGTTGGTGTCAAAGCTGAATGCTGAAAAGCTGGACCAACGGGTAACTGTTTCCATACCCATGTGATGAGACCCATCATGTACAGCGACAGCAAAAATAGTGGCGTATTGAACCAATAACGCCGCCAAGCACGCCATCGTTCAGATCGCGCTGCCCGCAAGCGTTGTGTGAGTGCATCTGTAGGCAAGTCCCACCAGGTCAATTCTCGTTCTTGTTGGTGATGTTCGACGATAGTGATATTGCCCGCTGCAACATGTCCGTATACCGGGGCATGGATGTTTTGGATAACTGTTTTGTCCAACGTTTTTGCTCCCCACGTGAATTGCACTACTTTTTATGAATATTGCCGCCTGCTACGCCGCCCCAAACGGGTGCAGAAATAGTCTGAGTGATAGTGCTTGGCATTGCATTGCCTATAGCCGGAAGACCAGCGGACAGCAGAGCCCCCAGTGCCGCTTTGCGCACTTGCGGTGAAGCCTGGCGAAAGTAGTCAAGCATCACCCGCTCTTCGGCTGTCAGCACCTCGGGCGCTGGCCCCTCACGTTCGCCCGTAAGGACGTAGCCAACATTGACACCAGCCACAGCCAGGGCGGCAAGTTGAAAGCCGTCTGGCGCAGTCTTTCCACTTTCCCAAGAAAAAAGAGTTTGTTTCGTGGTTCCTGCAATCGCAGCGAACTTTGGCTGACTCAAGCCCAAGCTCTCGCGCTCTGTCCGAAGCCTGTCACCAATAGACATAAAAACTTTCTCAAAAAGTATTTGCAATAGGAAAGTTTTCTTTCCTATAATTCACACAGCAAATTTTCAAACGCAACAAAAACACCCCACCCAAGGCCATCAACATGCACCCAGAACTTATCAAGGCGCAGATCCGCATGAAGGGCACAACGCCCACCAATGTGGCCCGCAGCTTGGACGTTACCCATACCTGCGTGGCGCACGTCATTGCCGGTCGTGGCACCAGTGAGCGGGTTGCCAAACGCATCAGCGAGGTCACCGGCATTGCCGTGGCCACCCTGTGGCCTGGCAAATACCCGAACGTCGATCAGTTGCCGACTAGTTCACATACGTGAATGCCACTTTAACCCAGCCATGAGTTCAATTTCTATGACGCCGCGCAACATGACGCCAGATGAGGCCCGCGCTATCAACATAGCAGTGGCCCAGGTGCTTGAACTACCAGTTGTTGATGAGCAGGGCTTTGGCCTTGATCCAGTCGTGATTGGCGAGCCTCGTCCAGCAGATCAGCCAGCTGCTGCAGCACCTTTGTTGTGCTGCGATGAGCCGCACTTGGGCCTCCAAACGGCGCAGCTGCCCGCAGCCATGCTGCAGACACCCGGGGGCCATCAATGAGCCCCTTCATTTCAAGCTCAGCCGTAAGCCGCAGCAGCGCTTGCCCAATGCCGTTGATCCGGCCGGTCAAGTCGTCAGAGTCTGCAGTAGTCGCCATGGTTTGCTCCTGGTTGGTGGTGATGGCTGAACTTTGCGCTCAGCCTGCCAACCGCACCAGTACCAGCCGGAGCATTTGTTTGGACACCGTCATTTGTGGGGTCTTCCAATGAGCACGCGGAATTGGAAACGGTACCAGCCCAACACGCTGCGCGACGCCCTGCAGGGCTGCAAGCAGCATGCGCTGGAGCGCCACAACCTCAGCGTCGAGCGCATTGCCGAGCGCATGGGGCTGGAAGATCACTGGGCGCTTTACAAGTGGATCGCCAATGGCCGTATGCCCACGGTGCTGGTGCCTGCCTATCAACATGCCTGCGGCATTGACCTGGTCACCCGCTGGCTGGCCGCCAGTGACCACAAGCTGCTGGTGGAGATGCCCACCGGCCGCCGGGCCGTGCAGACCGACATGGTGGAGCTGAACACCGGCTTTGCCAAAGCCCTGCAGCTGCTTACCAACTTCTACACCACCACGGGCGCAAACACCGCTGAGACCCTTGATGCCCTGCGCCTGCACCTGGAACAAGTCGCTTACCACCAGGCCAACGTGTCGAAGTTCGCCACCCCCGAATTGGAGTTTTAACCATGTTGAATGAACAAGACATCAGCCACGCGCTGGATAAACAGGTGCCAGACATGAAGGTCCATGGCTTCATCATCGGCACCCGCTATGGTGCACTGGGGATCCCATCCGGCCGCCTGGCTGACATGGTTGCCGACCATCTGACCCGCATCTTGCAGGCCGAGCTGCTGCGCCTGGTGCGCGCTGCCCAGCAAGCCAAACGCCAGGAGGCTGGTCATGTCCTCTGATACCCCCAAGCCAACATCTCTGCCAAGCCACACCCTCAAAACCCTGGCGCTGTTTCGCCTGCTGGCCGGTCATGAGTTGCTGGGCCTGGCCCCTGGCGAGATTGCCAAGGCGCTGGATGTGGGCGCCCCATGGGTCAGCGTCAACCTGCCCGCCATCGCCGACGCAACCGGCTTTGTGGAGCGTGTCGACGGCACCAATCGCTGGCGCCTGGGCGTGCCCTTTGTCCGCATCGCGATGTCTGTCACCACCCAGCTCAGCAATGCCAAACGCAAGCTCGACGAGGTCAGCACCCGCTACCACGTACCCCTTTGAAACCCAACTATTGAAAGACCGCCACCATGGCTAAAAAACCTACCCCGGCCGCAGAGGTCATTGACGTGCCCATGAATGAGACGCTCCTGGCGCAAGACAAGCAGGCCCTGAACAGCCTGGCCCTGGCCACGGCCCAACAAGACAGCGCCGTGCGTGCCGCCGCCCTGCAGCTGGGCTACCAGCTGCCCGCCGACTGCACCGACCCCGATCTGATCCAGCGCGACATCAGCGCCAACATGCGCCGTAGCGTCGAGGCCTGCCTGGAAGTTGGCAAGGGCTTGCGTGTGCTGAAGGAAGCTTGCGCCCATGGAAGCTTTATGGCCCGGCTGGATGTGCTTGGTATAGATCCGCACGTGGCTGCGCGCTTCATGCAATCGGCCACCAAGTTCTCAAAGTTGCCGACGTCGGCAACTTTGAAGGCGATCGGCAATCAGTCCAAGCTGTTTGAAATGATCGTCCTAGATGACGAGCAGCTCGAAGAACTCGAACTCACCGGCCAAACCGGCGAATTGGCACTGGACGATGTGGCCACCATGTCGGTCAAAGAACTCCGCAAGGCCGTGCGTGAAGCCAAGCTGGAGAAAGAAGCCACCGACAGGCTTCTCGAAACTAAAAACAAGCAGCTCGACAAACTCAGCCGCCATGTGGCCAAGGCCACACCTGACCAGGTGCTGATTGAGCTGCAAAAGGAAGCCACCGCCTTCATGAGCGACGCCATGGGCTGCATCCAGGGCCAGCTGCGCCAAGTCTTCCTCAAGATCAAGGACCACACCGAGGCCGACCAGGGCCTGTTCATGGCTGGCCTGGTGGGCCCCATCCAGGCTCAGCTGGCCGCGCTGCGCGACGAGTTCAACCTGCCCGACATCAGCAACGCCCGCGACCAAGAGCTGGCCGCCGAGGTAGCGCAGTGGGCCGCACCCGCAACCGCTGCAACAGGTCAATAAGGCCACTGTCATGGCCATCAACCCTGCCATCGTGCCGCGCCTGGTGCAGCTGGCGCAAGCCGTTGCCAGCGTGCCACGCGGGCAAAAGACGCCGCTCTACCAAGCCGCTGCCAGTGAGCTTGGTATCAGCCTGCCCACCGTCCACCGTTACCTGGAACAAGTTACCGTGAAACCCACCCGCAAACAACGCAGCGACGCAGGCGACGTGCAACTCAGCCGCGACGACGCCTGCACCATCAGCGCGCTGCTGATGACCAGCGCCCGCAAAACCGGCAAACGACTGATGAGCATTGGCCAGGCGGTCGACATCTTGCTGGCCAATGGCGAGATCAAGCCATTTGCCCTGGATGTCGAGACTGCCGAGCTCACCCGGCTGAGCGACAGCGCCATAGCCCGAGCGCTGCGCAGCTATGGCGTGCACCCCGACCAACTCAACCGCCCCACGCCAGCTGTTGAGCTCAAGAGCCTGCACCCCAACCACGTCTGGCAGATCGACGCCAGCATCTGCGTTTTGTATTACCTGAACGCCAAGACCGCCAAAGAAACCGGCTTGCAGGTCATGGAGCGCACCCAGTTCTACAAGAACAAGCCCGCCAACCTCAAACGTATCGAGTCTGATCGGGTCTGGAGCTATGAGACGACCGACCACTACAGCGGCGCCTTGGCTGTCAACTATGTGAACGGTGCAGAGAGTGGCGCCAACCTTGCTGAGAGCTTCATCAAAGCCATTCAAAAGCGCGCGAATGATCCGCTGCACGGCGTGCCATTCAATCTGATGATGGACATGGGCAGCGCCAACACCAGCGGCCTGTTTGGCAACCTAGCACGGCGACTGCAGGTCAAGCTGCATGCCCACAGCCCAGGCAATGCCCGCGCCACCGGCCAGGTGGAAAAGGCCCGCGACTTGATTGAGCGCAGTTTTGAGAGCAGCCTGCGCCTGCAGCCGGTGGGTGACCTGGATGAACTGAACGCCGCTGCCCAGCGCTGGGCTTGCTGGTTTAACGGCAACAATATCCACACCCGCCATGGCCGCACCCGCTACGACATGTGGTTGACCATTGCGCCCGAGCAGCTGCGCATTGCCCCACCGGCTGAAACGTGTTTTGAGCTGCTAAGCGAAAAGGTCGAAACACGCAAGGTCAACGACAACCTGACTGTGTCGTTCCGTGCCGGCACGTACTGTGTGCGCGCAGTGCCAGGCGTGATGATTGGCGAGAAGCTGCAGGTCACCATCAACCCCTATGTGCCCGACGCTGCCCAAGTGTTGCTCAAAGACGCAGACGGCCATGAAACGCTGATCAGCATCCCGCTGCTGGCCAAAGATGAAGCCGGGTTCCTGGAGCGTGCCAACGTCATCGGTGAAGACTTTGCCCGCCCGGCCGACACGCTGCTGGACACCAACCGCAAAGAAGTCCAGCGCCTGGCCTACGACGCAACCACCGACGAGGAAGCCGAGGCCAAGCGCAAGGCGGGTGTGGTTCCTCTGGGTAGCCGCATCGACCCATACAAGGTCATTGATGCCGCCCCGGTGCGTACCTACATGCCAAAGCTTGGCTCGGACATGGTGCCAGCGGTCACCACCACCAGCACCCCGGTGCCGGTGCCGGTGCGCACTCTCAGCCAGTTCGAGGCCGCCCAGGCACTGCGGTCCATGGGCATGACGCTCAATGCCGAGCTGGTGTCCACCCTCAAAACCCAGTATCCAGATGGTGTGCCAGAAGACCAGATTGATGCACTGCATGCCCGCCTGACTGTGCGTGGCGGCCTGCGCGTTGTGAATGGAGGTTCCCTGTGAGCGCCCAAAACCCCGGCACGATCGCCCGCAAAGTCACCCCGGAACTGATTCGGGCCTTGTATCAGATGACGCTGGAGCGGCGCATCAAAGCAGAGATATCGGCTGCGCTCCACATCAGCACCGCGCTGGTCAAGCAACTCCGCGCTGGCACGTATGCATCCATGGACGCCGACTCCCAGGCGGCGTGGGATCAGACCTTCGGCCTCGCGAATGCCGGTTCAAGCCCTATTAGCCCGGCCAATAGCGCTCAACCAGAGGGGGCCGCCCCTACCGTGCCTGTAGCGCTGCCCAAGCGGCCGTCGCGCTGGCATGACTACACCCCAAAAAACAAGTTGGCCCCGTCAAGTTCGAACCTTGACGAGGCCGCCCCCGAAGTCCCGAAACCAACCGAAACCACAGGAGTAGACCCGATGTTACTAGTGAATGCAGGCCTCAACCCCACCACACGTCAGCACTTCAAGCTGACAGCAAACCCCTTTGTTGACGATGTGCAGAGCCCCGATGACGTTTTCCAGACACCCAGCGTGCGTTACGTGCGCGCAGCGCTGACCGATTGCGCCCAGCACCACGGCTTCGTCGCTGTCGTGGGCGAGTCGGGTTCTGGCAAAAGTACCCTGGCCGAGGACCTCCAGGAGCGCCTCCGTAAGGACGGCCGCGACATCGTCCTGGTCAAGCCCTACGTCCTGGCGATGGAGGGGACTGACCTCCGTGGCAAAACGCTCAAAAGCACGGCCATCGCCGAGTCGATCGCCACCGCACTGGATCCACACGTGCGGCTGCGTCAGAGCGCAGAGGCCCGTTTCCGCCAGTTGCACACCTTGCTGTCGGCCAGCTGCCGCAGTGGCCATCGGCACCTGCTGGTCATTGAAGAGGCGCACTGCCTGCCGGTGGCCACCCTCAAGCATTTGAAACGCTTTGCCGAGCTCAAGGACGGCATGAAGCGCCTGCTGGGCGTGGCGCTGATCGGTCAGCCCGAGCTGCGCGATCGCCTCAGCGGCCAAAACGCCGAAGTGCGTGAAGTTGCCCAGCGTTGCGAAATCATCGAACTGGAGCCACTGGACAGCGAGCTGGAGGCCTATCTGCAGCACAAGTTTGCCCGCTTCAACCTCAAGCTGGCTGACGTGTTTTCGCCCGATGCGTTTGATGCCATCCGTGCCCGCCTGATCTACCGCCCGCGTGGTAGTCGCCCTGGAGATGTGCGCAGCCTGTGTTACCCGCTCGTGGTCAATAACCTGGTGTGCCGCGCCATGAACGCCGCAGCGGCCAACCACTGGCCACAGGTGGACGCCCAAGTGATCGCCGGGTGCTAAGCCATGCGCAACTACACCATGACCATTACCCAGGCAGACGGTGTGCAGCTGCGCTACCTGTGCATCTACTCCGATGGTTTTTCCGCCGCCATCGACGCCTTGGAAACCTTCCCCAACGCCAAGCGCATCAGCGCCAGGAGACTGCCATGAATATCAAAAACAGCCGTTGCCAAGAACTTGGCGTTTGCCAGGGTCTGGGCCCCAATGACTGCCCAGATTGCGACAGCTTTGAGTGCGAGGTTGTCGTTCCTGGCCTGCAGCCGGTGGCTGATCGCCGCCAGGTGGACCGCCGGTACACCTTCGCACCTGGTGTGATCGAAGGCGCCCAGCCCACTCAGGCCTTTGTGGATGTGGACGAGTGGTTCCCGCTCAGCCTGGCTGAGACACTCAAGCTGGCGTGTGTGCTGGCAGTGCTGGGCCTGGCGGCAGGTTATCTGGTGGAGCGCTTCGCATGACAGACCTCAGTTGCCCCGTGTGTGGTACCGAGCTGGGGTTGGACCATCTGTTCGTTGATGCTGACAACCGCGCTGCAGTGGCCCGCCTGATCGCCGTGGGCCTGCCGATCGGCGCCCGGCTGCTGCAGTACGTGCGCCTGTTCACCCCGCCCAAGACCACGCTCACCCAGCGCAAGCAGGTGCGCATCATCCTGCAGCTGCTGCCCGACCTGGAGCGCCAGGCCATCACCCACCGTGGCCGCGAATGGCGGGTACCGCTGGCCACATGGGCCCAGGGCATCGACCAGATGCTGCTGTCCCGTGATGCGGGAAAGCTGGATCTGCCGATGAAAAACCACGCATACCTCTACACCATCCTGGTCAGCCTGGCTGACAAGGTGGAGGCCACTGCCGAGCAGCAGCGTGAGGCTGAGCGCCGCACGCCAGTGCGCCAAGACACCGTCACTGTGCGCGGCCAGGCCATGAGCATCGGCCAAGGCCTGGCCCAGGTGTATGGCGACCGTGACCCCAAATTGGTCGCCAAAGACGCCCACGACCGCCAGGCCACACCCATGCCCGCTGATTTGCGGGAACGTACTGCCCAGCTCAAACGCTCAACCATAGGAGCCAAACCATGATCCCCAAGGTCCGCAACCAGTCTGACATCAACCTGGCTGTTCTGAACTACGTGGAAGAACGCGGCCGCGCCGACTATGCCGAGCTGTTCAAAAAGTTCAAAGATGGCGGTGACAACGAGGACACCTGCCGCGCCCGCTTCAACAAAAAGCTTGAATACCTGGTATCCACAGAGCAGCTCATTTCCTGGGGTCGTGGCTGCGAACGGACGTTTGGCATCGGCCCCTATGCGGGAAACCCAGCGGCCAGCGCTGCCGGTGTGGCGCGGGCCCAGAAGGCAGTCAAAAGCAAAAAGCCAGACACCCGAGCCAGTGCCACACCCGCGCCGCTGCCTTTCTTCATCAACCTGAGCCGCCTGCCCGCCAGCGTGCTGCCCAGTCGCACACCGCCGTTGCGCCCTGGTGCCCTCGATTTTCTGAGCCGCCCAAGCCGTGGCTTCGCCTGCTGACTTACCCACCCGAAAAGGACTTTCCCATGACTGAAACCACCACCCAAGCCAGCAGCCAGAGCACCACACCTGGCTACTGGCAGGACCCCAAAGGCAACCTGGTGCCGGTGTCGCGCATCAAGCAGATTGACCAGCTGCGCGACCAGCTCGTGTATGAGCTGTGCGCCAAGGCCGAGGCCGAATCGCGCTCCCTGGGCACCTTCAAGCTCAACGCCATGGCCGATGTAGCTGCCTACGTCTCCACCAGCGCCGAAAACTATGGTGTCAAAACAGGTGGCACCAAGGGCAATGTGTCGCTGACCAGCTACGACGGCAAATACAAGATCGTGCGCCAGATGCAGGACAAGATCGTGTTTGGTGAGCAGATCCTGTCGGCCAAGCAGCTGATCGACGAGTGTGTCCATGTCTGGGCCACGGGTGCCAATGACAACATCAAGGTCCTGGTCAACCACGCCTTTCAGACCGACAAAGAAGGCAAGATCAACATCGACCGGGTGCTGGGGCTGCGCGCCCTGGACATCAAGGACCCGAAGTGGCTGCAGGCCATGCAGGCCATTGCCGACAGCATGCAAACCGCCTCCACAAAGCCTTACATCCGCTTCTACAAGCGCGATGACACCACCCAGGAATACCTGCCCATCAACCTTGACGTTGCGAGCGCCTGATCATGTTTACCAATGCAGTCATTTATCGGATCACCGTCGAGAACTTCTTCACACCTGGCACGTGGCTTGACGACGCCATCGCCAGCCAGGCCTTTGTGCCGACCGGTCCCACACAAGAGCGGTCATTCGGCTTTGTGCCGCCTCGCGGCCACGCCCATGACGCGATGGTGGAGTCCATCGGCGGCCAGCTGATCCTCAAGCACATGACCGAGTCACGCTCGGTACCCGCCAGGGCGATCGCCAACCATGTGGACGAAATGGTCCAGAAGATCCTGGAAGCCACCGGCCGCAATCCTGGCAAAAAGGAGATCCGCGACCTCAAGGACGAATCCCGCCTGACGCTGCTGCCCAGTGCGTTCCCAAAACAGGAGGCTGTATTCATCTGGATTGACCCGGTGGCAGCGCGCCTGGTCATTGGTGCATCCAGCCAGGCCAAGGCTGACAAAGTGGTCAATAGCTTGGTGCAGGCCATCAAAGGCCTGGCAGTCACCTTGGTCAACACCCAGGTGTCACCAGTTGCGGCTATGGCCGAATGGCTGCTCAGTGGTGATGCGCCTGCTGGCTTCACGGTGGACCGCGATTGCGAACTCAAGTCGGCTGATGAGTCCAAGGCCGTGGTGCGCTACGCCCGGCACCGTCTGGACACCGACGAGGTCCGCGACCATATCCGCGCTGGCCTGATGCCTACGCGCCTGGCGCTCACCTGGAGCGATCGCGTGTCCTTCGTGCTGACAGATGGCCTGCAGATCCGCAAGATCAGCTTCCTGGATGTTGTATTCGCAGACACACTCGACCGCGCCGACGATGAGGCCCACGCTTTCGACACCGATGCAGCCATTGCAACTGGCGAGCTGCTGAAGCTGATCCCAGATCTGCTGTCAGCGCTCAGCGGCGAGTTGGAGGCCTGATCATGCCCGCCGTTAACTTTTACCCCCGCTTTGCTGACCAGGTCGAAAGCGGTCAGAAGCGCCAGACCATCCGCCTGCGGCAGTTCCACCCAGGTGCGACTTTGCATCTGCTGACCGGCCAGCGCACCGCCTGGTGCCAGCGCCTGGGTGTGGGCACCGTGACCCGCTGCCGCCCGGTGGTGGTCGACTTCTACAACTATGTCCCAAGGATCGTGATTGACGACGTGGCGCTGTCAGTGAAGCAAATGGAAGCCTTCGCCCGTGCAGACGGCTTCCCGGACCTGGACTCGTTCATGGACTTTTTCAGCGACCACTACGAGCTGCCGCTGGCGGCCTGGGTGACTGAGTGGGATCTGGCTGAGCAGACTGAGGAGACAGCGGCATGAGCATGACCCAAGAACACCTGGACCTCGCCATGAAGGCGGTGGGCCATGTCATCCAACGCATTCAGGCAGACCCACGCCTGGCCTACCTGATGGGCCCTGGCACAGAAGCGTTTGACTTGCTCATCGCAGCCGCTGCCGCCCCATCTGGTCTTGATGAGGACTTTTTAGGTGAGCAGATCACGGGGACGCTTGTGTATCAGCCGGTTGTAGCCATCGGTGCAACAGCGGCCGAGGTCGACCAGGAGCTGCTGGCCCGAATCGCGCTGTATGACGACGGTGTCCACGACCGCGACGACCAAGACGATCTGAACATGCTGGTCAATCACTTTGTCAGGCGCGGCCTGGAAGTGGCCGAGGCCGCGCGCGACACACGGACCAAGGAGTTGTTCTGATGACACGCGACGAAGCTCTCAAAAAGATCAAGAAGTGCCTGGCGCTGGCCAAAAGCCAGAACCCGCACGAAGCCGCTGCAGCAATGCGCCAGGCGCAAAAGCTGATGGCTGAGCACAACCTGGATGAACAGGCCGTTTCCATGGCCGATGTGTCGGAGTCGAAAGTCTCAGCAGTCAGCCAAGCACACGTCAAGTGGGAGTCTGCACTGTTTGCAATCGTTGCAGAGGCATTTGGATGTCAGCGTTACATTGAAATTGGGAGCCGCATGCTGCCCAACGGGCGCTGGGTGAAACACCGCCGCATTGTGTTCATTGGTGTAGGCGCTGCCGCCGAGGTGGCCAGCTATGCGTATGAGGTGCTGTCGCGCCAATGTTCCAAAGCACGCACCGATCACATCAGCAAACAGCCAGGCAGTTCTAAACGCATCACCAAGACAGCGCGTGGTGACCAGTTCGCGCTGGGCTGGGCCTATGGTGTGCGCGGGCTGCTGGACAAGTTTGCCAATGGTGATGCCAATGACAAACTGCTGGAGTCTTACATGGAGACAAAGCACCCGGACATGACCACGGTGAAGCCCGTGGACCGAAGCGTTGGCCGCAACGTGCGCGATAACGATCTTGAGAACGGGTTCGCGTCGGGCAAACAGGCCCAGCTGCAGCGCGGTGTGGGTGGTATGGCTCAGCAGGGGTTGCTGTCGTGAGCGCCGTACTAAATGGGTCAGAAACGCCATCGACTCGGTATGTCGGTCCAAAGCGCCGGACCACGATTGATGGCCCTGAAAAATTCTGCACCTCCTGCAATGAATGGTGGCCAGCCGATCTTGAGTTTTTCTTCGCCTCGAAAAAAAACTCTGATGGCCTCTGGTACTGCTGCAAAGCCTGTTACCACGAAAACGACAAGCGTCCAGGTCGCAAAGGAGCACTTTCATGAACACCTCACAACTCAAGCTGCAGATGAACCTCAAAGGCGCCTGGCGCGACGTGGTCAGTTTTGCCCCCGCCATGGAGGCATCAATCAAGACAGGCGCCGAGCAGGTGTTTGGGCACGATCAGCACGTTACGCTGCGCATCATTTCCCCGGCCGACTCCGGCCCACCGCTGGCATGCTGGTCTGCCGCCACAGGCTGGCGCACCTGGGGTGAGCGCAGTCTCGCCCGCGATCCCGCGCCCACTCCTGCGGGCCCCGATCCCTTGCTCCAGGCCCGCAAAGACATCACCTTGCTGCGCACGGCGCTGACCAACATGGTCGGAGCCCGCACCTCGGACGAGCTGCGCAATATGGAGGCGTTTTTGCGCATGCTGCCACTGCAGAACGATCAAGACAAAATGATCAGCATCAACGCCATCCAGGCACTCCTGGCCACCATGCCGCAAGGTGCAAGCCATGCCGATCAAGCCTGACACCCGCCAGGCCCACCTGGCCGCCATCCACATGGCCCAGAAGGCCCTGGGCCTGTCTGCAGACGATGCCGTGTCGGTCAAACTGGCTGTCACCGGCAAAGCCAGTGCAGCCGATATGACCACGCTGCAGCGCAAGCAGTACCTGGCGCACCTGGCAGGCCTGCAAGCCCAGGCCGGTCTGATTGCCCCGCGCCCAGGCAAACGCCCCCATGTGCAGCGCAGCCTGGACGATGCCGACGACGAACGTTGGCAAAAGGCCCGCGCCCTGTGGCACGCCCTGGCCAAGGCCGATGTGGTGCGGGTGGACACAGATGCGGCGTTGACGGCGTATGTCAAACGCCAGACCAAGGTGGACGCCTGGCGTTTCCTCAACAGCTACCAGGTCAACACCGTGATCGAGGCGCTCAAAAAGTGGTGCGTGCGCTCTGGCGTGCCCACTGAGCCCGTTGAAAGTAGGAGCTGACAACCATGGCACTCAACGACCCAAACGACGGCCGCATGGCTCAAAGGCGGCACGAACTCTATGCCGACATGATGGACCTGGTGCAGCGGCGCTTGGGTGAGTACTGCGTGGGCACGAACGAAGCCGCTCTGATCAGCTGCGACCTGGCCGACCTGCTGGCAGACCAATGGGGTGGCCAGAACCTGACGTTCCCCAAGGAATACCGCCGCAAACTCAGCCACCTGGAGATGGAAATCTTTGACGCCTTCACAGGTGACAATCTGTCTGAAGTGGCGCAAAAATACAAGCTCGGCGAACGTGGCCTGCGCAAGCTGATTACACGGGTGACCAGGCGCATTCGCGATGGCGCCCAGCACGGGCTGTTTGACAAGCCAGACCCGGCCTAATTTTGGAGTGAGCAAAATGATGGTTCTGCTGCACGGCCATCCAGGTCAAGGTGACAAGGTGCTGCCTTACGATGTACCCGTTTTTCAGGAGGTGATCAGGGTGCCTTTCTGGATGATGCCAAGCCCGGAGGTGGTGTCTAGGGGCTACGTCAAAGGCCCCACCGAGCACTTTGTTCAGTGTCGATTCACCCACCATGACGGGGTAAATTGCCACTACCAGGCATCAAGCACACCAGACGTATGAATCCACTCAAGATGCATCTGCAATCGGCGCCAAATAGTATGGTCGGGCTGTCTCGTGAAGAAGTGACCGCCATGCATGTGGATGTGCGTCATGAGCTTTTGAAAGACTATGTCAAGGGCGTCCAGTGGCGCCTGACAGGCCCGGCGCCAACGCCTGTGTTTATGCCCGAGCTTGCCCTGTTGCTCCTCCCGTCGCAGCCGCCAAAAACGGCTTAGCTCCTTGCCGCAGATCCCGGCGCAACGCCGGTGAAAGTTCTGCCCTCGTTCCAATTACATAAGGTGAGCACCCCGGCACAGTACCGGGTATGCCTCAAGCAACCCCCCAAACCTCCGGCGCAGCAACCAAGCTGCTGCATATCTTCAAGCCTGGCAAATGGACCACCATGTCAGGTGAGGTCATTGAGTTCAGCGCTGCGGATCTGGAGGCCACAGCCAAGGCCTACGACCCCAAGATCGCCAAGGCGCCCATCGTCATTGGCCACCCAAAAACGGACGATCCGGCGCAAGGTTGGGTCGCGTCACTCGTTAAAACCGCTCGCGGTCTCTTTTCTGTTCCTGAGAAGGTTGACCCAGCTTTTGCAGAGGATGCCCGTGCCGGCAAGTGGGGCACCATTTCTGCGAAGTTCTATCGCCCTACGGACATCAACAACCCTGTGCCAGGTGTTTGGTACTTGCGTCATGTTGGCGTGCTGGGTGCAGCCGCACCTGGCGTAAAGGGCCTGGACCCACCCGAATTCAATGAAGCCGAAGACGGTGTCTGCTTCCAGGAGGCCATTGCGTTCTCTGAATGGGACGACATGACCAATGCTGGCCTCTGGCGCAACCTGCGCGAATGGTTCCTCGTGAAGTTCGGTGCTGATGAAGCCGACCGCGTGCTACCCCCGTGGGACATCCGCACGCTTGAAAAGGGTGCACAAGACGAGATCAGAGAGGCGGCGCAGGAGCAAGCCGCCGACATCACGAAGGCGCCACCAGAAGCTGCCATTCCCCAATTTGCCGAACCACCACCAAAGGAGAAGACAGTGACCCCTGAAGAAAAAGCAGCCATAGAGGACGAAAACAGGCGTCTGAAGGCGCAACTGGAGGCACACCAGGCTGCCCAGGTGCATGCTGAGAACGTTGCGTTCTGTGAAGGCCAGCCTGGCGTTTTGCCAGCCTGGCGTGATGTTGCTGTTGCAACGCTGGACCATCTGGCAGCTCAGAGCGAGCCGGTTCAGTTTGGCGAAGGTGAAGTAAAGAAACCCCTCATTGACCAAGTGAAGGCAATGTTGGCGGCTTTGCCACCGGCGGTCCAGTTTGGCGAAGCGGCCACAGCCGCTCGGGCAGCTGGCGAACACCAGACTTCAGCAAGCGCCGATGACGTACTTTTTGCCGAGGCTGAGCCTGATCGTCTGGCATTGCACCGGCGCATCAAGGCACACGCCAAACAGCACAACATGACCTATGCCCAGGCCGATTTGGCAATGCGCCAAGCCTGATTTTCAAGCTCCAACCACCCTAACCGAAAGACCCTCACATGTCTGCACATTTGAAAGAACTGCGCGTTGTTGACCCAGTTTTAACCAGCCTGGCCACCGGCTACAGCAACGACGAATTTGTGGCGCAAACACTGATGCCATTTGCCAACGTGGACAAAGAAGGCGGCAAGATCCCGCGCTACGGCAAGGAGCTGTTCATCGTCTACGCCACCGAGCGCTCGGTGGCAGCTGACAGCAACCTGGCCAAACTTGCCAGCAAGTCAACCATCGACTTTGTGTTGCAAGAACACGATCTGGGTTTTCCGGTGGACTACCGCGAGTCTGCCGAAGACATGGACAGCGCCGAGCGCACTGCCAACACCCAGGCGGTGGATGGCATCCGTCTGCGCATGGAAGTCATGGTGGCCGACCAGGTGCAAAACAGCGGCAACTACGCCGCAGAAAACCGCGCGATCCTTTCCGGTGGCGACAAATTCACTGACCCTGCCAGCGACCCCGAAGGTGTGGTTGACGATGGCAAGGCCGCTGTGCGCGCCAAGGTGGCCAAAGAACCCAACACCATGGTGATTGGTTACAGCGCCTTCCGAACGCTTAAGCGACACCCCAAGCTCAAGGCTATTTTGAGCGACACCCGCTCGCGCTTGGTGCAACTGGCCGACCTGCGCGAAATGTTTGAGATTCCCAACATCGTGATTGGCAAAGGCGTCAAGGTCAACGACAAGGGGGCGCAAAGCGACATTTGGGCCGACAACATTGTGATGGCCTATGTGCCCCCCGCCGTGGGTGGCCAGCAAGATGCCCGCGTGCCCAGCTTTGGCTACACCCTGCGCAAACGCGGCATGCCGCAGACCGACACCTACCCCCTGCCTGGCGGCAAGGTGAAAGTGGTTCGGCACACCGACATCTTTACCCCGCTGCTGCTGGGTGCAGATGCGGGTTTCCTCATCAAAGGCATCAACTGAACGAAGGACGACCGATATGCAAACTGAAAAAGTAACCCTTTGGGTCACGCTGCTGGCACTTGGTGCACTGGTGCCACGGCGCTTTGCAGGCTTTGGCGGCACCATGTGTGCGGCGGGTGAGCGCGCCCTGGGCGTTCCGCGCTACGCCGGTGCCGTGGGCGACCAGGTGGCGGTGGGTGCCCGTGGCGAAATTGTGGTGGAGGCCGGTGCTGCTGTGGCCGTGGGCGACGAGGTTCAGTCAGATGCCACCTCCCGCGCAGTGAAATTGAGCACCGGTGTGGCCAATGGTGTGGCGCGTGATGCCGCCACAGCCGCTGGCGACCTTATCCGTGTGCTGGTTTAACGCCAGCCCGCACGAACATCATGAGCTACGCCAGCCAGGCCGACATGACCGAACGTTTTGGCGAGACCGAGGTAGCCCAGCGCACAAACCGGATTGATGGTTTGACCATCGATTCGTCAGTGCTGGACCGTGCTCTGTCCGATGCCGATGCTGAGATCGACAGCTACCTGGCAACACGTTACGCACTGCCATTGCCCAGCACCCCGTTGGTGCTGGTACGCATGGCATGTGACATCGCACGCTATCGGTTGTTTGGTGAGGCAGTTCCCGAAACGGTGCGTCTGCGGTATGCAGATGCCATCAGTCTTCTGAAGCGCATGGCTGTGGGCGATGTGCAGTTAGCTGGCATCACTGCGGTAGTGGCTGCAGGCGGATCCGGCAATGCCGTGGCAGTGCGTTCTACCCCCAAGCAGTTTGACGCTGCTGCACTTGCGAACTTCTGAGCCATGCGGCTGAGCGTCATTAAAAACCGTTTGAAGTCCTGCAACACGGGCCTGCGCACCATTGGTGGTGCCGCTGACCTGGAGGCTGCGCAAAAAGGCGTGGTGGTGATGCCAGGCGCCTTTTTGCTGAACCTAGGCGATGACGCTGGGCCCGATGCCGAGCCAATCGGCGGCACTGACCAACAGATCGTCAAGACCATTGGCGTTGTCCTCTGTTTGGCAAACAAGCGTGACGCTCAGGGCGAGGCCGCTTTGGATGACCTGGAGGACTTGCGCAAAGCTGTTCGCGACACGCTGGTTGGCTGGGTGCCCGATGCCACCACGGGTGAGCCCATGACGTTTGCGGGTGGCCGCCTGCAGAACCTGGACAAAGAAAGCCGTCTGTGGTGGATGGATGAATTTCGCATCAAAACTTACTACCGGAGCGCCTGACATGGCCACAAAAAACACACCCCAAGCCCAAACCGTTGAGCCCAAACCCAGCCCCGAGAACACACCCGTTCCCGGGGCTGGCCGGTATCGCTGGAGCGACACCGCCCCGCACTGGGTCGAGGTCGATGAGGCAGGTCAGCCCATCCCCGCTGCAGACCCCACCGACACCACTACTGAAGGAGCCTGAGCCATGGCACGCTACATCAAAAAGACCGCCATCCTGGCCAAGGTCGAGACAACCCCCGGTGTGGATGCCGTACCCACCGGCGCGGCCAACGCCATCAAGGCGTTTGACATGACCATCAGTCCCCTGGAAATGTCATCCATCAACCTGCCGTTCCTGTCGGCCTGGTTCGGTGCCAGCATGTCGATTCCTGGGTCCTATTTCTCAAAGTGCACTTTTTCTGTGGCATTTGCTGGGGCTGGTGTTGCGGCTACTGCCCCGGCGTGGGGTGCATTGCTGGTGGGTAGTGCCCACTCTGAGGCCACTGGCCTCACCACCCCGGCCCGGGTTGAGTACTTGCCAGCCAGCGACAACCTCAAGACCATGACCATCTACTGGCATGACGACGGCCTGTGCCACAAGATGGTGGGCGCCATCGGTGCACCCAAGTTGTCAGCCAAGTCGGGCGACGTGGGTAAGCTCACCTTCGATTTCATCGGGCTGGAGCTGCCACCTGTCGTGATCAACAATCCGGCGTCTACGCTCACCGCCTGGAAAGACCCGGTGGCCATTGTCAAGGCCAACGTCACCGACATCCTGCTGGGCTGCACCTACGCTGCCGGTGCCTTGACAGGCGGAACACCTTACAACAGCAGCGGCCTGACGCTTGACTGGGGTCAGCAGGTTGAGTTCAACCCACTGCTGACCACCGAAGAAGTTGGCATGAGCGACCGCAAGATCAAGGTCAACTTTTCTGCGGCCATGACTGCCACCCAGGAAGCGGCCGCTATTGCAGCCATCAAGGCGGGCACCACCCAGGGCCTAGGCTTTGTGCTGGGGACCACCAGCGGCAACAAGCTGATGTTGCATATGCCCGCCGTGCGGCTGATCGGGAGCCCCAAAAAAGAAGAGTCCAAGGGTCAGCGAATGATCGGCCTGGAAGGCGAGCTCGACCCGGTCAATGGCAATGACGAGTTGCGCATTATTTCCCTGTAATCCCCCCATTTTTGAGAGAGAAAACCTATGAGCCAAGTTTATAAAGTTGCCGTTGGCAACGTTGTCCAAGTCAACGTCAAGATGGTCATTCGCGATGGTGCGCAGGATAAGTTGTTCAAGTTCACCCTGACTGCCACCCGCAAAACCCAAGACGAGATCAACGAAAAGCCCGACGTGTTGATCAAAGACGTGCTGCTTGACAACGTCACAGACTGGGCCGACCAGCGCCTGGTGCTGCTGGAAAACAACGAGCCAGCCCCGTTCTCACGCGCGGCGTTTGAGGTGATGCTGGCCCAGCCAGGCGTGCTGGCCGTGATCTGGCAGGCGTACCAACGCGACTGCGCGGGTAAGGAAAAAAACTAGCGCAGGTAGCACGCCTGCAGGCCACTGGGCAGCTGTCTGACGAATCAGATGATGAAGAGGCTGCTGTCGAGCAAGAAGTGGATGCAGCGCTGGCTGCCTGGGGCCTGGTTGAAGAGCGCGATGAAGAGCAGACAGAAGCCGAGCCAGCGGTCTACCACATCTGGCCCGAAAACTGGGACACCTGGCGCATTTGGAACCGGATCCAAACGCAGTGGCAGGTTGGGTTTAACGGGCGCACTGGGCTGAATTACGCGGGCGTCACAGCCTACTTGCGCGACGTAGTGCGCGTGAGGCCTCGGCACTTCACACATAAATTTATGTGTATCCAAGCGATGGAGCTGGCGGCACTGGATGAATGGGCCAAGCAACGACAACAAAATACTGAGGGTTAACGGGTGGCAAACGAAGTCAAGCTGAAGTTGGCCATTGAAGGCGGGCAAGTGGTTGGCCCGGTGATTGACAGCGTGTCCACCAAGATCGACGGCGTCGGCACCTCGGCCGTTTCGGCCGGGAGCAAAGCGAGCACCTCTTTTGTGCAGATCCAGCAAGGTGCGGCCAAAGCCACCGACACCACCGCCCGCATGGCTACCAAGCTGGACGGCGTCGGCGCCTCGGCCGTGTCGGCCGGGAGCAAGGCAAGCGCGTCTTTTGCGCAGATCCACCAGGGTGCAGCCAAAGCCGCCGACACCACTGACCGCATGGCCATGTCAACCAAGGCCTACAACGCCGCCTTGCGTGGCGTACCTGCTCAATTCACAGACATTTTTACCAGCCTGCAAGGTGGTCAGGCCCCGTTGACCGTGTTGTTGCAGCAGGGTGGCCAGCTCAAAGACATGTTTGGTGGCGTGGGTAACGCTGCCAGGGCGATGGGCGGGTATGTGCTTGGACTGGTCAATCCGTTTACGGTGACCGCTGCAGTTGTCGGTGCTCTGACCTACGCTTACAAGGTCGGGGCAGAAGAGGATGAGGCGTACAACAAGTCAATGATCTTGACGGGCAACATTGCTGGCACTACTGCTGGTCGGTTGTCTGAGATGGCTGCAACTATTAGCGAAGCTACAGGTGGCACTAAAGCTGCAGCTGCCGATGCACTGCAGGAAATGGTCGGGTACGGAACTATCGCTGAGGCACAGTTCAAAAAAATCGGCGCCGTGGCCACTGAGTTTGCGGCGGTTACTGATGCCACTCTGGCTAAGACCGTTGAGCAGTTTTCAGATCTCGGAAGAGAACCTGTAAAGGCAAGCCTTAAGCTGAATGAAACAACGCACTACCTCACTGCCACTATCTATGAACAGATCAGAGCCCTGGACGACCAAGGGGAAAAATCTGCGGCCGCTGCACTTGCTCAAAACGCTTGGGCTGACGCACTAGAGCAGCGAATCCCTGCGCTGCGCGATAACCTGGGCTTGTTTGAGAAAGCGTGGCGAGGCGTCACTCATGCCGTGAAGTCTGCTGGTGATGCCATGCTGAGCATTGGCCGCGACGCATCGATATCAGATCAAATTGCGAAGCTGCAAGCAAACATTTCCGACACTAAGGCCAACCTGGCTTACAACCCAGGTCTTTACGGCGCAGATCTCAAGAACATGCAAGCGCAGCTGGTGTATTTGCAGCGCCTGCAGGCATCCATGGGTTCCATGGCGGTGTACCAGGCAGACCGGATTAAGCGTGATGAGGCCAGCATCGCCCTTGCAGAAAAGGCCGACAAATACGCAAGCAAACAGGTTCAAATGCAGCGCGAGATTGCGCAGGCGCAGCAACAACTGGCCAACTCCAACAAGACAGACCAGGACTACGCCAACTACGCCAAATCCGTGGCAGGCATCGCCGACAAATTCAAGGAAGCGAAAGAAGCCAAAGCCACCATCACCGAGGCCGCCAAGGGCCTGGCCCTCTACAACGACCTGATGGACGCGGGCTCTGGCTACACAGCCACCTATGCAGAAGATCAGCAGAAGCTGGCTGCTGCGCTGAAGACTGGTGCAATCAAGTCTTATGCGGACTACGCCACTGCCGTCCAGATCCTGGTGGACAAGCAGCCGTTCATGGTCAAAGCCCATGAGGCCGAGAAAAAAGCCGCTGATGAGTTGGCAAAGGTCCGCGATAACGAGCTCAAGGCCCATGCCACCGAGCTGGCCAGCTTGACCGAAAAGGCCCAAAAGCTCGAAGACGAGGCCACTTACTACGGCATGTCCAAGACCGCAATCGAGCAGCTGACCACAGCTCGCATGCTTGACCAGATTGAGGTACTCAGGGGCTTTGACAACTCAGCCGAGGAGATCGCCCGCATTGAACAGGTGATTGCCGCCCGCAAACGCTTGGCTGCTGCAGGTACTGCGGTGGATCTGCTGGACGCCAACAAGAAGGCCGCCGAAGTTTCCGCAGCCGAGTGGAAAAAAGGCTGGGAAGACACCGACCGCCTGGCGCGTGACGTGTTTGTGACCTGGGCCGAAGACGGTGCCAACGCTGCCCAAAAAATTGGCGACACGCTCGAAAAAGCCCTGCTGTCGGCCATCTATGAGGCCACGCTCAAGCCGGTGGTGTTCCAGATTTACGGATCAATCACCGGCGGCTCCAGCCTGGCCTCTGCGGCGGGCAGTGATAGTGGTGTGCTCAATGGGCTGAGCAATGCCTCATCATTGGCCAATCTGGTGTCTGGCGGCTACGCCAGCGCCTTGAGTGCCGGTGTGGGCGCCTTGTTCGGCCAGACGGCTGGCAATGCGGCCATGGCGACTGCGCTCACGGGCTCGGCCAGCTCTGCGGCAGCGGCTGCATCAGCAGCAGCCCAGGCCGGTGGCGCAGCGGCATCTGCGGCCACCAGTGCAGCCTCTATCGGCTCGACCATCGCCACGGCGTTCCCCTATGTTGCGGCCGCAGTGGCCGTCGCCAGCCTGTTTGGTGGAAGCAAAAAAGTGTCGAGCAGCAGCACCGGTGGCACCCAGTCCAGCTATGACGCGGCAGGCAACCGTACCAACTACAACCCGTATTTCGACAGCCGCCAGGGCACCACGGCGGCGGCTGATGCCATGGTGCAGCAGCTGCAAGACACCTACATGGCCACGGCCAAAAGCCTGGGCATCGCCACAGCGGCCACCACCTTTACCTATGCGGGCAATACCGGGCGCAATGGCGCCGACCCGCAGTTTTACCTGGGCGGCAGCGCGGGCAATTCGACTTTCTACCAGGACCAGACCAAGCTGAGTGACACCGCTGTGCAGCTGGCCGCCAGCCGGGCTGTTTTTGCGGCGCTCAAGGGCTCGGAGCTGCCCAAGCACCTCTCCGGCGTGTTTGACGGGATCACGGCCAGCACCGCCACCCAAGAGCAGATCACCGCCGCTCTGCAAAGCGCCCAGGCGCTGACCGTGTTTCACTCGAATCTGGAGGCCCTGCCGTTTGCCAAGTTGGCCGACCTGAGCTACGCAGCCACACAAAAGCTGATTGGGTTTGCCGGAAGCTTGGACGCGCTACAGACCAACCTGGCCGGGTACTACACCAACTTTTACAGTCAGGAAGAACAGCGCGCCCAGTTGGTCAAAAACATCAATGCCACTGTCGGCAATGGTTTTGACGCAGCCAGCATGACGGCAGCCAGCTTCCGTGCAGCGGTCGCCGCCGCCATGGCTGACACCTCAGACGCGGGTTTGAAACTGACCGCAAACCTTCTGTCTGTGCAGGGCAGCATGTCGCAACTGATCACCACCAATGAAACGGCGGCGAAATCAGCCTATGACGCTCAACGCAAGATCTATGACTCTCAAATTTCCGCTGCTCAGGCGGCCATAGATGAAATCGGTAGCGTTTTTGATGTGCTCAAAAGCAACGTGGCTGACCTTTATGGCCAGGCGGCCGCCGACGTGACCGCGAGCAGCGCATTTATTGACCAAGCGTTGGCCACGGCGCTGAAGACCGGCTATTTGCCAGACAGTACCCAGTTGTCTAGCGCAATATCAGCCGCGCGCAGCGGTGTTGACTCGGCAATTTACGCCAGCCAGGCAGATGCTGACTTTGCACGCCTGGAGCTGGCTGGGCGCCTTGATCAGCTCAAAACCATCAGTGGAAACCAACTCGTCGGTGCCAAGACCACTCTCAGCATCGCCGAATCTCAACTGACAGCGCTCGACTCGATGCAAACCACTGCAAAGGCTCAGCTGGAGGCTTTGCAGGGCATCAGCGGCATGATGGCAACCATCGGCGCGATCGCCGCCGCGCCAACGTCATCGGCAACATCCGCTCAGACAAATTCTTTGACTGGCCTGGCATTTTTGAACAGTGGCACTTCTGCTGGTTTTTCTGCTTCCAACTCGGTGCCTGTCAACAGCCTCGGGAACACCGATCGCCTTGAGAAACTGGTGGAGGCCTTGACCAAGGAAGTGGAGATCCTTAGAGGCGTCGTAGCCACGGGCAACGGCCATGCCTCCAGGACTGCCGAGCTCATTGACTCGGTCACCGAAGGCGGCAACGCCATGCGGTCTGAGATCATGCGGCCCATCCCAGTGGTCTGACGTATGTACTACATCAACTCTTCTGAGACCACTGCAGACCAACTGCTTGCAGGCACCACCCTAGCCGAAGACCCCACGCCCGTGTGGACTGCTGGCACCTACGCTGTGGGCTACCTGTGCCATGTGGTGGCCACCCATCGCGTGTACAAACGCACTGTGGCTACTGCCAGCAGCATCAGCCCGGAGCAAGACCCCACAGGTTGGACAAACATGCGCCCCACCAACCGCATGGCCCCGTTTGACATCTACACCAACACCGCCGCCACCAGCACCACAGCAGACATTACCTATGTGTTGCGCGGGCGATTTGTCAATGCGTTGATGCTTCGCGGGCTGCTTGGCAAAACTGTGACTGTCAGCATCAAAGACGCCCCGGGTGGGGCCGTCATCTACCCTGCCAAGACCTTTGCGCTAAAGCAGGCGGCCACCGGCTTTTGGGATTACGCCTTTGGCGATCGCAGAGCCAGGACCGTGCTGGTGCTTACTGGTCTGCCTATACGTTCGAATGCCGAGATCACCATCACCGTCAGTGCCACGGGCAGTAACACCCGAGCAGTTGGTCTTATTGAGATAGGCAAGCTGCGGGCTTTGCACGGGTCTAAACGGGGAGGGACTAAAAAGGGTGCGAGTGCCATCCCCAAGACATACACATATCGAAAAACTCAGGATGACGGAACGCAAGTCACCATCGTGCGCGGCTCAAGCAAGGACTTGTCTCTGGAGGTCTTTATTGACCTTTCTGAGGCCGATCGCGCTGTGCAGGATCTTGAACAGTTGTTGGAGCGGCCGGTGGGGGTGTTGGCAGACCTGACCGGTAAGTTTTCTGGCCTGAGTGCTTTTGGTTTTATCACCAAGGGCCCCGTGGTCTACAACGCTGGTCATGCCGTAGCGTCAATTTATGTTGAGGGAGTTGTTTAAATGTCAGTTGTCACACCATCACCCATTACGCCTGGCCCGGTTGTTCCTTCGTCAAGTGACCCCGAAGCTACGTTTGATCAGCAGTTTGAAGCGTTTTTGGCCTGGCAGAAAGACCATTTGCAACCAGAAGGGAATGCGCTGGCCGAGGCCACACATGCAAACGCTTTACAGGCCCAGGCAAGCGCAGAAGATGCGGCCACCAGCGCCACAGAGGCCGGGGCATCAGCAGCAAGTGCTGCTGCCTCGGCAGCCATCGCAGCTGTTGCTGCTGGTATGGATCCAAGCGCTGAGGATGTTATTGTTCCTGTTGCCGCAGGCGGCACTGGTGCAACATCAGCGGCCGGTGCTCGCGAAAACTTGAATGCTGCAGAGCGCGGCGTCAACAGCACGATCACGGAAATGACAGGGCTGACCACACCGCTGTCACCAGAACAAGGCGGAACCGGCACTACTTATGGTGAATTTGATGCTGGCACCCGCATGCCATTTGCCATGGCGACCGCGCCATTGGGCTGGACCCAAGACACAAGTGACACCGTCGACAACCGGATGCTTCGGGTGGTCAAAACCGCTGGTGGTGGCGTGGGTGGCACACACAGCCCAATTCTTAACAACGTTGTGCCAGCCCACACACATGGATTCAGCACTGGGAATCAGAGCGCAGACCATAGCCATACCGTTTATGACCCAGGTCACGGCCACTCAATTCCCGGTGGCTATTACATGGGGCCGGGTACTGGCGGCGGCTACGGTGCTGGTGCCAGCAGCAGCAACGTAGGCACATCCACTAGCGGCGCGTCGACGGGCATATCGCTTTCTGGTGCGAGTGCTAACCACACCCACTCGGGCAGCACAGATGGTGGATCCAGTCCAACAAACTGGGCGCCTCGCTACCTTTCTTTGATCATCTGCGAAAAGGACTAAGTATGGCCATGGTCACTGGATACCAATGGGGCGACACCGGGGGCTACATTGGCCCCTACCAGTTTTTGGTAATCGACCCGAAAAAAGTTCACCTACCACCCCGGACCACACTAAAGGTGCCGCCTGAGGGTTTGCCAGAAGGTCAAGAAGCCGCGTTTGACCCGGAACTTGATGAATGGGTGGTGCGCCCCAAGGACATGAGCTGGGCGCCTACCCCGGTCGTTGCTGGCCCTACTGAACTGGAGCTGTCATGAGTGGCAAAGCAGAGACTGTATTGACTTGCCCTCTTGGCCACAAGTGCGAAGACCCCCGCGACGGCAAGGTGTACCGGTGCGCTTGGTTCATCCAGCTTGCGGGCCAAAACCCACAGACCGGCGCTGTGATGGATGAGCACGGTTGCGCTATGGGCTGGATGCCCATTCTGATGGTCGAAAAGACCAGGGCTTCTGGTGGCATTGCCGCTGCAGTTGAGTCGCTCAGAAACGTTGTTGCCGGACAAAGCAAACCTTCGGAGCGCTTTTATATGGTTCCCAAGGGATCGAGCGGTTCAGTGACAGAGGCTCCAGCTGTTCCGTTTGATGCGTCAACTGCACGATAG